GAATTCTTCGATTCCGAACGTTCCAATGGCTTGGGAGAAGATGTCGAAATTTGATTGACATCTTCTGAGGATGGTTCTGTCGAAGGATGTGAGCTCAAGAAGTTCTGGGTTTTCCCAAAACTCAAGTTGCTCGCACCCGCCAGAAGCAGCAGAGTGATCGAACAGATCAGCAAAACTGCAACTGTCATCAGAACCCAAATCGTCATTACCCCAACTGAGTGTTGGTATACGGGCGATTTGTTCGACATGGTAGTACTCCTTCAGCACTTGTTTTGTGCGTGCAGGGGTACAGGCCACTTCCACTTTCTTGCCGAGACATAGTAATTGTCTCAATAAAAACAAGGCAGTGGGGTCAGCACCCTCCATTAGGTTGCCATAACGATCGAAGATCCGTAACCATAGTCCCCGGAATAATCTGGGCACTAGGATTGTAGCAGAGGCTCTTTTACTTAGAGCACCCTCTACAATTAGACGGCCACTCTCAAGTGCTCTTGTTAGAGCACCATCGAGAGCCGGGAGGTCAAGGAGATACAAACCTTTTCCTCTCTCTTCGGTCAAACGGGTGAGTCGCTCTTTATCTCGAGCAACGTCCGCCTGATCGCTAGGGTACGCAAGAGAGTAGTCTTTCAACACTCCCTCTGCAACCTTGAGCAAACCATTTGCAAGGCTTTTCATATTCAATTCCTTTCAGAATGTGAATAGTCCTAGCCTCTGCACAATGCACTGTTAACGAGTCTTACGACTCCCAGTTCAGCAGTTTGGTGAAATTGGCTTCCGTCTGGAAACCAGTCACTCCCGCTGCGAACTTGGCCGAAGCCACAATGGTATCGGTCTGGTCGTTCTCAAGTACAGAGTAGTACTTACGAACGGTGTTGACAGTAGCTGGAGCAACCGCAAAAACAGTTTCCACCAATTCGATGTTGTGACGGTCAACTTTGACCGCCCCACGCGTCTTATCAGTGTAGCTGCTGTTGCGAAGCTTCAAACGAAACGAACCCGTGCTTTCGCGAAGGAAATATTCCGAACCATAACCATCTTGGTTAACACGGTTCAGAACCTTTGCGACTGCATTGATCGTGATCGTAATTGTATCAGAGAACATGGTATTACTCCTTAAGTAGCAGTATACTCTCAAGCACCATTGCTTGAAAGTCAGGACCTCGGCACGCGCCGAGTAACCCCGATGCTACCTAAGATCGATAACTGCCTAGCATTTAAAGCAGGCAGCCAGGCATCAAGAGATACGGAAACAATGAGTCTCCGCTGTTTTCGAATTTGCTTCCAACCCCCATCCTGAAATCTTGGATCGGGAGGTTGCTTCTTCGATACAGCAGTAGTGGTAGTTTGGGTCATGAGCTGAATATGCCCAGGACTCGCTCCAACATTGTTGCGATAAGCTATTAGGATATCTCCTACATTGCTACACCAATCTACTAGCCAAGACCAGGGTATTGCATTCCAAGCGGTCGACCAATCAATGGTCAACCCTAAGACTGCCTTCCTGGCTGCGGCTCTCATATCACCTTTCATAAGGTTGGGGTAGTCTGATTTCCAGACTACAAACCCCCATACCTTTCGTTGGGTAGCATAGTCTACATTCATGTGCAAAGTAACTTTGTCACCTGACTGAGCTATGATATCAACGGGTCCAGCAGTAGCACTGCCAGACCAAAGGTCTCGTTTCCGTCTCAACCCTCCCTCTTTGAGCTTTTCAAGCTCTCTCTGTCTCTTGGCTACTTCATCACTGAAGTCCAAAAGACTGAGGAGGTCATTAACTAAAGGTTTTATCGCGAACTCATTGGTCAAAATTCCGACCCCTAAGCCACGTGATAATCGATTCCCTTCCTCCCTAAGGAGTCCGGGAATGTCCTTCAGTTCATAGATGGCAATAGGCAGGTCTACGACCGGCCTACTTGGATTGGTCTTCGCGAGAAGTTCCGCACCAAGAATGTCATCCGAGGGTTGATCGGGTACCGTAAGATGACCATACATGGAATCATTTGGACTGCGACATCTGTCGTACTGCCAATTGACCCAACGTCGTCCGGATATGCTGCCAGTCGTCTGATAGTCTATAATCACATTACCTTTAGTGGTAAGGTGGGTTATATCTAGCAAATGACCGTCACCAGATGCAACGAAGTCAGTTATAACATCATAAGATGCTAAACCGACAACGGTGCTCAAAAGTACACCATTTAGGTTGTACTTCTGACCGGTAGGACCAGGATTACTGGTCTGACGTGTACGGTTACCCACAGTATCCTCCTCTTTGTTCGAGGGAAAGAGTCAAAAGTTGACTCTGGTGGCCC